AGGACATTATGGCAAAAGCATTTGATATTTCTAAATTTAGAAAAAGTCTGACAAAGAGCATTGACGGACTAGGTATTGGATTTAACGATCCTACTGATTGGGTTTCTACTGGAAACCTTGCTCTAAACTATTTGATCAGTGGTGACTTCCACAAGGGAGTTCCGCTAGGTAAGGTTACTGTGTTCGCTGGAGAATCCGGTTCAGGTAAATCTTACTTTTGTTCAGCAAACATTGTAAAGGCAGCACAGGATCAAGGCATCTTTGTAGTACTAGTTGACTCAGAGAATGCACTTGATGAAAAGTGGTTGCAGGCTTTGAATGTTGATACATCAGAAGAAAAACTACTTAAACTCAATATGTCAATGATTGACGACGTAGCAAAAACTATTAGTGAGTTTATGAAAGAGTACAGAGAAATGGCGGAAGAAGAACGACCTAAGGTGTTGTTCGTTATTGACTCGTTAGGTATGTTACTAACACCAACTGATGTTGATCAATTCCAAAAGGGTGATATGAAGGGTGACATGGGCCGTAAGCCTAAGGCACTGACATCACTCGTGCGTAATACAGTTAACATGATTGGTAGTTACAACGTAGGTATGGTATGTACTAACCACACGTATGCATCACAGGATATGTTTGATCCAGATGACAAGATTAGTGGTGGACAAGGATTTATCTATGCTTCATCTATTGTAGTAGCAATGCGTAAATTGAAACTAAAAGAAGATGAAGATGGTAACAAGGTAACAGATGTGCGTGGTATTCGTGCAGCCTGTAAGGTTATGAAGACACGTTACGCAAAACCATTTGAATCAGTCCAAGTTAAGATTCCGTACGAAACAGGAATGGATCCTTACAGTGGATTGGTTGATCTCTTCGAAGCGAAGGGTTTACTCAAGAAAGACGGCAATCGACTTAAATACACTGACCTTAACGGAGAAGTGCATTTGGATTACCGAAAGGCATGGGTTGGTGAAAAGTTAGACATGATTATTAATGACATTGCCAACAAGCCAGACATTGCAGATGCAGAAGAAACCGTTAAGGAGGTAGAAACAGAATCTGTCAATGGAGAGTAAAAATATGAATCAGGATCTACTTGCTGATATTTGGAATGTGTTAGGCGAACGCATTCCTGACAAGGATAAGCAGGAGGCCGCATCGGAATACATAACCACGTTGCTTGATTACGGAATTTCCGAATCAACACTCGAAGGCATGATGGGTATCGACACATATCTTGACACAGCAATCGAGTACGCAATAGATGAAGAACCCGGTGACAATGACGAATGGGACGATTAATTAAATGAATTGGTACGATAGAGTTTCTAAGGACATTTCAACTATACCTGATGCTGTGAAGTATTTCGAAGGTGAACTAATAGAAGCCAAGAAAGAAACTAACATCAGAGGTAGAATTGAAATGGCTGCGGCAACAATGCCAGCAACTGTTGAAACTCGTTTTAGCCAACTTCAAGAAATTGAAGCGATCCTAGAATATCTTAACATAGAACTTCGTCGTTTACGAGCATCTCACTTTAGAAGATATGTTGAAAATTATCAACGTTCATTAAGTTCTAGAGATGCTGAGAAGTTTGTAGACGGCGAAGCAGACGTTGTTGATTTTGAAAAGATTATTAATGAATTTGCCTTACTACGTAATAAATGGTTAGGTATTATTAAGGGTCTCGACATTAAACAATGGCAGTTATCAAACATTGTAAAACTAAGAACTGCTGGATTAGATGACGCAACACTTTAACATGTTTTGGAAGAAAAAGACAAAAGCAAGATTTGTAAATTTACTTCCTGGTGTTGAAGTTTCTCATCCTGTAGTAAGATCACAAGACTATCCATTTGAATGGTTTAAAAAATCTGCAATTGATTACAAGACGACTGCAAATAATTCACAACCAGATGAATACCTATTCGGTGGCACTAGCAGATGTCCTGGAATTGGGCAACTGTTTAAGAAAGGTTTTATAATTACAGCACCTATTGACTTTGTAATTGAAACGAAGATAGAAAATAAAAAAGCCTTCGATTGGTCTTGTCCAATAGATGTAAGACAGTATGGTCTTCCTGATGTTTATGTTGGATCTCACTCAGCAGATCAGTTATCAAAATTCTTACCATTTAGAGAAGACACATTAGAGTGTTTGGTTAAAATACAAACCGGATGGAGAATATCAAGCACCAGCGATATTGTTTTCTTACAAATGCCAGTTCCGTATCCCGATCATAATATTTTTACTGCCGCACACGGAATTATAGATTGTAATACGCAGATAGAAATTAATGTTCAATTATTTTGGCATAAACTCAATGATAAAATTTTAATAAAAGCAGGAACTCCGCTTTGTCAATTAATTCCTATTAATAGAAATTTAGATGTTGACCTAATTGTTGAAGAGGCAAATGATAACGATAAGTATGTTTCTACAGCGTGGAGTTATCTTGCACACAAAGAATTTAGAAGAGACATGAAGTCTTTTCTTGAATCAACAAAAAAATTATTGAACAGGTTGTAATGCAAAAAAATTTAGACAATTATGTAATGGTTTTACAAAATCGAGTATCATCTGATATTTGTAATGATACTATTAACGATATTCCTAACCTTAATGCAAAAAAAGCAACCTTTCTAAACTATCAGGGCGAACAAAAGGTTAATCCCGGCGAAGAAGAGCGTTATGAGATACAAGGTTCGGATGCGGTTCCAATTAAAACTAGAGAAGCGTTAATGGAGGCTGTCTGGAACGGAGTTAATGATTATTACAATCATTATAATTTTGATTGGCACAAGAGTTGGAATGGATTTACTGTTCCAAAATATAATATCTATAATGAATCGTCATTAATGACTGAACATATTGACCATATTCATGCTTGTTTTGACGGGGAAATAAAAGGAATTCCAACGTTGAGTGTAGTAGGATTGCTCAACGATGATTTCGACGGCGGTGATTTTGTAATGTTTACAGATACAAAGATACCATTGTCTAAAGGCGATCTGTTAATATTTCCTAGTTTATTTTTATATCCCCATCGAGTAGACACAATTACCAAAGGAACGAGATATTCTTTTGTTTCTTGGGTTTATTAATTAATCCATAATATATTTTCATAATTATCTGACCATATAAATACTAGCATGAAAATAGTGTTAGTTACTGGTGGGTTTGACCCTATACACTCAGGTCACATTGAGTATTTAAAAGCAGCAAAACAACTAGGGGATAAACTGTTAGTTGGTATTAATTCGGACGGATGGCTCGAACGCAAAAAAGGCAAAGCATTCATGCCAAGCACCGAACGAACACAAATTATTAGACACTTAGAAATGGTCGATAATGTCTTTTTGTTTGATGATACTGATGGTTCAGCCTTAGAAGCGATTAATAATGCTAGACTGTTATATCCAGAAGCACACATTATCTTTGCCAACGGCGGAGATAGAACATCAACTAATATTCCAGAAATGTCGCACACAGATCAAAATTTATCATTTGAATTTAGTGTCGGCGGCGCGGACAAAAAGAACAGTTCGAGTTGGATCCTAACAGAATGGAAATCACCCAAAACTATACGCAATTGGGGTTGGTATAGAGTGTTAGATGATCAACCACAAAATGGATTCAAAGTCAAGGAATTAGTAATCGAACCAGGAAAGAGTTTATCGGATCAACGACATTTTAAACGCAGCGAAATGTGGTATGTCCTAAAAGGAACAGTTAGCATGGTTACTGAATGGGAAGAAAGAAAAGAACAACAAACATTAAAGGCATTAAAAAAGGGTTACGATATTGCTGTAGGAACTTGGCACAAAGCATCAAATCCGGGAACTGACCTAGCACACATTTTAGAAGTTCAATACGGCGAAGCCTGCGTTGAAGAGGATATAGAAAGAAGATGAGCAAATGGATTTTTTTAAGTAAAGGAAAAGACGACCCTTATATGAATATGTTTGCTCGGGGTTGCGGATCAGATCCAGTTGATCCTGACCTTTTTGACTATAATGAATCCGACGAACCCATAGCGTTAAGAGGAATACTGAAGAAAAAATTTATGTTCAAGTGCTGGGCAGATCAAAGAGATTTCTATTACATGGACACAGGATACTTTGGAAATGAGAGAACTCAAAGCAATCCCAACGGTTGGAAATATTGGCATAGAATAGTTAAAAATAATTTACAGCACGGTGACGAAATAATTAAAAGACCTGCAGATAGATTTGAAGCATTTAGAAAAAAATTTAATCCGTGGAAGAAAGACGGAAGAAAAATATTAATTGCTGCACCTGATGAAAAACCTATGAAATTTTATGGTATTGATTATGACAATTGGGTCGCAGAAACAATTACGGAAATTAAAAAACATACCGACAGACCTGTTGAAGTTAGAAAAAGAAATAAATTAAGATTAGACAGATTAACTACAGATACATTACAAGATGCATTAGACAATGACGTATTTGCACTTGTAACTTTTAATAGCAACGCAGCAGTCGAGTCTATATTTCATGGCATTCCAGTATTTGCATTAGCACCTCAAACAGCAGCGGCACCAGTTTCTTTAAAAGATCTATCAAAGATTGAAACTCCATACTATCCCGATAGAGATAAATTATTTGAATGGGGTTGTCACCTAGCGTATGGTCAATTCCATATAAGCGAGTTACAAACAGGCAAAGCCAAAAGGATGTTGGAGGAAAAATGAAAGTATTTGTAGGATACGACACAAGAGAAGACATTGCATATCAGGTATGTAAACACAGTATTATAAGTAAACAGCCAAATGCGGATGTTCAACCGCTAAAACAGCAAGAACTAAGAGATGCAGGATGGTACACTAGACCTGTAGATAAACTTGCAAGCACAGAATTTACTTTTACACGTTTCCTTATACCAGAACTTACAAATTTTGAGGGCTGGGCATTGTTTATGGACTGTGATATGATCCTTACAACAGACATCAAGGAACTTTTTGATCAAGCAGACGACAAGTATGCTGTTATGTGTGTCCATCACGATTACAAAGTACAAGAAGGTGTAAAAATGGATGGACAAAAACAAACAGTATATCCACGTAAGAATTGGTCAAGTGTTGTATTATGGAACTGCGGTCATCCTAGTAATAAGGTTGTAACTACTGACTTAATCAATAATCTTGAAACAACTGGAAAGTATATGCACCGATTTAGTTGGTTGAAAGACGAAGAAATCGGAAAATTGGATCATACTTGGAATTACCTAGTTGGAGTTTATGACGATTATGAAACGCCTAAACTAATACACTATACAGAAGGCGGCCCTTGGTTTGAAAACTATAGAGAATGTGAATTTTCTGATCTGTGGAAAAAAGAACTATTTGAGATGATGAAGTAATTATGAAAGATTACTCTTTAGAAGAAGCATTAGTAATAGGCTCAGGAAATAGGCTTACTACCGACACCAACGAAACTTCCAAGCCCTTGGTACTGAGAGGCGTTATTAAAAAAGATCACGTGAATAGATGTATCGAAACCGGAAGAGACTTTTACTACATAGATACTGGATACTTAGGAAATTTTCCAAGTAAAGGAAATCCAAGTGGTAAAAAAATATGGCACAGAGTAGTTAAGAATGAGAATCAGCACTCAATTATTAGAAATGTACCAAGCGATCGTTGGGAACAATTAATTAAACAAGATCCTAGATTAGAATGGAAGGGCTGGAAAAATTACAATAAAAAAATATTACTAGTAATGCCTAATCCAAAGGCCTGCAAATATTATAATGTAAATTATGACGAATGGGTTAAGGAAACTGAAAATAAATTAAAAGAATTTAGTAAGTTACCTGTAGAAGTACGAATAAAAGGTTCACGAAGTGATCGTAATAATACATATTCCATATATGATGCACTAGATAGCGGAACTGCTGTTACTGTAGCATTTAATAGTATAGCAGCACTAGAATCGGTAGCATATGGTGTTCCTGCAACAGTGAGTGTTCCTTGCTGTGCCACACCCATTGCAGGTTCCGACATTTCAACTATTTCTAATCCATTTAAACCTGATCCTAGTTTAATAGAAAGGCAATGCATGAACTTAGCATACGGACAATTTACCATGGAAGAGATTTTAAATGGCATGGCATACGAACTTACAGAGAAATACTCATGAAACTACTTTTAAACGATAAGGAAATTGCAAATTTTTTACATAGCCTTGTTGATACACATCGCGATGCAAAAAAACAACCTGTGCCTGAGGACAATGTAAACTATGTAAAACAATTGTTCATCGAAAAGGAAGTTGCAAGAAAACTAGATAATAAAAAAGTTTATGTAAAACCAAAACATTCTTGGGATGATAATACCAAACAAAAGTTCTATAATAAATTAAAAAAAGCGATAGCCAAGGACATGGAAAATTATTATTCTTACATAAGAGATTGGCTGAAAGAAAAGAAAAATAGTGATTTTAACACAATACATAAAAATCTTGAAAAGATTATTAACACCCTAGGATTAGAAACTATATTTGAAAATTATAAAAACAGCAAATATAAAAATTTTGTCAAGGGAACAGGTTTAAGTTTAGACTCAAACGGAACATTTATACGAAGAAAAGATTTTGTTTCCTATGATCAAGATTGTTTAATTAGAAATACAGTAGGTAACGAAGAACTGTTGGTCACTAAAATAGATAACAATTATCCTTTTTGGTTTATAGATAGCGGTTATACAAACTTTTTAGAGCCCAATAAAAAATGGCATAGACTAGTGAGAAATCATTTACACTATGGTGAATACTTTGATGCTCCTACATCTAGGCTAGAGAACTTCGTTAAGTTTCCTGTTCCGTGGAGAAAGAACGGTGATGTTATATATGTCATTGAACCGGGTCCGTTTGCTGCAAGTATTTTTCATTGCGATTTAAAAACTTGGAAATACGATGTGGAAGCAGAATTAAGGAAGTATACAGATAAGCCTATCAAATTTAGAGAAAAAGCACCTTTAAATCAAAGAACTAATTTATTTAAAGAACTACTTAATGAGGATTACTATTGTGTTATAAGCATTAATTCTAATGCAACAACTGAAGCAATTTGGGCAGGTATTCCGGCAATTACATTAGGAAAACACATTACTAATCCCATTACAAAAAACAGTCTTTCTGATATCAATGATCTATATTATGGAAAAATTACCGACTGGCTTTGTATGTTAAGTTATAGTCAATTCACAAAAGAAGAATTAATGAACGGAACAGCAAAACGTATTATAGAGAAATATCATGTCAAAATTTAAAGCAGTTGCATACTATGGTGGAATTCCGCCAAACAATAATAATCCAGAAAAGCCTCTAATTTTAGATAACTTTCTACAAGGAGTAAGAGCTTCGGGAGACGAAGGTGTTGATCACAGAGGCATGAATGCTATTCCTTGTGATGTGGCATTTGTACAAGGATTCGTGCATGAGGACGGGAAGAAAGGAGTTCCGCATTTAACTCTAAGACAAAACGCAATTGATATGCAAAAACAAAATGGAAAGCGTTCTTTGATAGTTGATAGTAACTTATTTTTATTTGCAGATCCTGGAAATACAAAGACATATCTAAGATATAGTTTTGATGGAGTTTTTCCTACAACTGGATTTTATTTTGATACCGAAGTTGATCCGCTAAGATGGAAAAAGATAAGTGCTAATCTAGGACTATCACTTAAACCTTGGAGAACACAAGGAACTCATATACTAATTTGTTGTCAAAGAAATGGTGGCTGGAGTATGAAAGGATTATCTGTTAATCAATGGCTGTTAGAAACTGTTGCGAAGGTAAGATCCTTTTCAGACAGACCCATTGTTATAAGAGTCCACCCTGGAGATAAAAAATGGCAGAGATGGTTTGATCAGTCTATATTTAGAAAATACAAACATATTACATTAAGTAAAAACCATATTAGACAAGACCTTATTAACGCTTGGGCATCGATTGTTTATAACAGTTCACCTAGTATTGCTAGTGCAATCGACGGAGTTCCAACTTTTGTTACAGACCCTCAGGTCGAAATTAGCCAGTCGTTCGGTGTGTGCAACACAAATCTTAAAAGGATTGAAGATCCAAAGATGTTTGAAAGACAGGCTTGGGTAGAAAAATTATCAATGTGTCATTGGAACTTTGATGAACTGCGTTCCGGAGAAGCATGGCAGTTTTTTAGAAAGTTTATTTAAACTGTTGCCAATACGGTTCTGGTCTAGGAACCTTTAAATCGTCTCTTTTACTTTTACCTAATTGCTTTCTTCCGCCCTTAAGGTGATCTAAATACGCACCCCATTCGCAGTTTATAAGAGGATGTCCTTCACCGTTAGACATACCAGGTCGTGGTCTTAAATCATGTAAAGATGCTGCCCAATCATACTGTTTAAGGTTAGGAAATCTTTGTCTAACAACATCAAAGACAAAACTGTCGTGCCACTCAATCATTGAAAATATTCCACCCTGACCTTCCGCATCGTCATATACTCTTTGAAATTCTGTCAAGAAATCTTTAGTACTTTGTGATTCCATGTTCATAGCATAAAGTCCACATTCGCTATATTTTCCTTTTCGTCCTAGGTAACAAAGTTCTTGCTTGCCAGGAAGAAGTCCATTTAGTTGCTTTGAACTTATAGGACTATGACAATAAGTGTCTGCATCCATCCACATCAACCATTTTGTATTACATTCTTTGGCACATGAAAAAATGCTGTATACCTTGTGTGCAAATCTTATTGCATGCCATTTAAACCCTTTTCCTGAATCTTTTCTTTTACTTCTAATTGGATCAGAACTAACGTCTCCGTTTGCCTTGGGAATGTTTTTCCATCTCTCCTTGAAAGCAACAAGTTCAGGACTTGCCTGATGAAGATTCTTTACAATTAAGTTAGGTGCAGACTCTTGCACTGTGCAATCTTCAGCATACACATAAAGTTTTATTTCTGCAGGCCAATTTCTTAAAAAGGATTCAATCATCCTTTTTCCGTATTGTTCATATCCTTGTTTATGGAAAGTTGTTACTACGGTTATACTCACTTTAATCTACTCCATTGATGGCACCAACCTAATTGTGCTATTGCTTTATATCCTATTTGATATAACAGTTTACTTTGAGTTTTAGGAATTACTTCCTCGCCTTCTATAAAAATGTCTGGCTCAACTTTAGTTATTAATGGCGACAACTGATCCATTATATGTAATTTATCTAAATCTATAAAAATAGCAGTAACGTCTCTCAAATCAAAGGTACTTTCAATAGTTTTTCTAAAAACTAGATTTCTTGATTTGGTTGTTATGTCAGTTTCATAGACGAACACTGTATTAAACATTTCTAGTAAATTATCAAAGTTTCCAAATCCGTTACCAACAACTAGGCAGTCAATTGGAACTTTTTTTACGTTTTTTGATATTCTTTTTTTAAATTTATTCATCTTAAACCATTAAATACTACTATATTTATTGGAGAGAACATGCGGTTCAAACTTTTCAGAGAGCACGGTGCATTAAACAGTCCAGACATTTTCAATGCATTTGAGCAAGGTCTCAAACATGCAGGGCACGAAGTCGTTAGCGATAACGAGGATGTTTCAGTCATCTGGTCGGTGTTATGGAACGGACGTATGTTACCTAACAAGTTAATTTTTGAAAATGCCAGGAAAAACAATAAACCCATTGTAATTATAGAAGTAGGAAATCTGAAGAGAAACATAACGTGGAGAATATGTCTAAATCATATACACGGTTTAGGAATATTTGGAAATGATGCTAATTTAGATATCGATCGTCCTGCTGAGTTAGGAATATATCTCAAGGAAGAAAACAAATATAGATCAAAGAGTATACTAGTTGCAACACAGCATTCTAAGAGTTTGCAATGGGAAGGGATGCCTTCCGTAGATTCTTGGGTGTATTCTGTTGTCGAAAGAATAAGAGAAAAAACAGATCAAACAATAGTTTTGCGACCACATCCAAGATCACCAATGCCTGGAATAGAACACGAATTTAAAAATGTCATAAGGCAAAATCCAGTTAAGATAGATGGAACCTATGACGACTTTGATATACGGTATGATTATCATTGTGTAATCAATCATAACAGCGGAGTTCCAATCCATGCTGCTATCGCAGGTACTCCTATCATATGTGATTCGTCTAGCCTAGCATATCCTGTATCTGATACATTTGAAAATATTCTAAATCCTGTATTGCCCGATAGGCAGGATTGGTTAGTCAAGGTAGCACATACCGAGTGGACCGTGGAAGAAATATCCAAGGGCATTCCTATTAAAAGATTAGAAAATCATATTTTAGCACAACTAAACTCTTGATTTTTGTTAACAGAGATAGTATAATAACAGAATGAAAGAACCATTCTACATTGAAGATATATTTTTGAAATTCTTCGACACAATGTCGACGAATAGAATTTTCATGCAGCCTAATGATAGGAGTGCCGCTGTAAGTTTTTATACTAGTCTAAATTCTAATGCACAACTAACTGAAAATCAAGCAAAGTACATACTCAGAATATTAACAAAATATAGAAACACCTGCCAGCCCTATTATGATTTCATAGTTCACTTAGAACAACCTCTTTGGAAAAATTCTTTTAGAATTATAGATCAGTCAAAGAAGGTCTGGGTTGAACAGGATGGCAAAGAAATATGGATGTGCTTTAGATTTCCATTTCAGTTAAAGGAAGAATTTGATAGAGAAATTATTTCTCAACAAGGATGGGCATCGCAGTCAAGCCAATGGGACAGAGAAAGGAAAATTAGAAAATTAAAATTCTACGATTATAACTCAATGCCTGTATTTGATTTTTGTAAAGAAAGAGATTTTGAAATCGACGAATCTTTTATGGAAGCATTATCAAATGTTGAGGAAATTTGGCAAAATCAAAAATTTCATCAACGAAGATCTGTTATTGAAAACAATCAAGTATTCCTAAGGAATGCTCCTGAGGATGCCCTGGATTACTTTAATAGTCACAAATCTAATAAAGTATCTGCTGATTTAATTCTAGCAAAGAACATGGGTTACATATATAACGAAAAACCAAATAACGTTTTTGAAAAAATTGCAAGTAATAAAGGAAACCGCTTTTTCGCTAGAGATATAGAACAATTTTTACAATTGTCTTACGGAGTTGAGGGTAAGATACTATTGATCTTGGAAAGAAGCGAGCGTGCAGAAGATTGGATTAGGCATCTTGCTTTTGAAATAGAAAAACTAGGTTATGACAGGACTGACTTTAGAGTTTGTTTTAGATCAAGCAATAAAGAGAATCCAGATTTTAACAAATGGGTCAATCAAAGCGGTTTTGGTGGAAAAATACAGGACGCAAAGTTCCTAATCTTCCAACAGAAGCCAGCAAAGTGGTTGTTCAAAGACGTAAATGATGTTATAATAGTTGCTACAAATGAATTATTACCGGGTATGAATTCCACAGCAAGGGCGATGTTTAATAATCACCCATGCGTTGTTTTTATTGGAGAATACAAACCTGTTAAAGATAAGGAAGATATAGTTGAACTGTAAACTTATTATAAAAGACGAAGTAAACATCAAGTTCGAAGGACTTGCTGTCGAGACTAGAAGGAAGATCGCTAACAAATTAAAATACGATCTTCCTTATGCACGACACATGCCTGCTTTCAAACTAGGACGCTGGGACGGAACTGTTAGTTTCTTTGGAATTGGTGGAAACGGTTTCTTGGCACATCTTGATGTTGCACTTCCTATAGTTGAAAATGACGGATATGATATTGAGGTAATAGATCAGCGAGAGCATCATAAGTTTGACTTTAGTAAAATTGATGAAAATTACTGGGCTGACAAGGGAAAGGTTTGGCCCGAAGGACATCAACAGGCAGGACAACCTATAGTGTTGCGTGACTATCAATACGATGTCGTTAATCAATTTTTAGAAAATCCACAATCGTTACAGGAGGTTGCAACAGGTGCCGGTAAGACTATTACGACTGCTACCCTTTCGCATTTATGTGAGCCTTATGGCCGCACAATGGTTATTGTACCAAACAAGAGCCTTGTTGTTCAGACTGAAGAAGATTACAAAAATTTAGGACTTGATGTAGGTGTTTACTTTGGTGATCGCAAGGAATTAAATCATACACATACTATTTGTACTTGGCAAAGTCTTAATGTTCTTGACAAGAAAAGTTACGACAGTGATACACTAACTCTTGCAGAATTTACAGAAGGTGTAAGAGCAATTATCATAGACGAAGTACACCAAGCAAAGGCAGATGTTCTTAAAAAATTACTTACAGTAAATTTTAGGAATGCTCCTATACGCTGGGGTTTAACAGGAACTGTGCCTAAGGAAAAATGGGAGTTTCAAGGAATCCTTGCTAGTATAGGACCAGTAATTAACAACGTATCAGCACACGACCTACAAGAAAAGGGTGTATTAGCAAAACTTGATATTCAAATTTTACAAACAAAAGATATTGAAGAGTTTAGAAGTTACCAAGAAGAATATACTTGGTTAGTGACCGACGAGAAGCGTTTAAAATACATTGCTAATCATATTAATACCGTTGCTAAGAATGGTAATACTCTTGTCCTAGTTAATAGAATCGATACAGGTAATAAACTGTTAAAGAATATTCCCGAAGCAACATTTATTAAAGGCGATGTGAAACTAGACGATAGAAAAGAACAATATGACGAAATTAAAACAAGTGACGGAAAGATTATTATTGCTACTTATGGGGTTGCCGCTGTTGGTATTAATATTCCTCGTATTTTTAATTTGGTTCTTATTGAACCCGGGAAAAGTTTTGTCCGTGTTATTCAAAGCATTGGGCGCGGAATAAGAAAGGCAGAGGATAAGGATTTTGTACAGATTTGGGATATTACTTCTACCTGTAAGTATGCAAAAAGACATTTAACAGAGAGAAAAAGATTCTATAAAGAAGCAAAATATCCTCACACAGTAACAAAGGTGGATACATGAGCGAAGTTAAAATAGATGATTGGGCAATGCCTAAGATAAAAAATTTCCGTACATATATTGACATAGGTGCAAGTAATGGAAAAACATCTTTTCCGTATGTTGATAAGTTTAAAAGAATTATTTGTTTTGAACCAAATCCAAAAAGTTTTGTGGAACTTTCTAGTAATAAACTTTTAGAATGTTATAATGTTGCATTAGGAGATAGTGAAGAAATTAAAACACTAATTGTAAACAGCGAAACACAAAATCCAGAACACGGATCTATTTCTGAATTAAGAAACAAGGATTGGACTGATGGAGAAAAGTTTGAAGTTCAAGTAAAACGATTGGACGATTATAAGTTTTTTAATGATGTCGATTTTATAAAAATTGACACAGAACAATACGAACTTAATGTAATCAAAGGTGCTGTAAAAACTTTAAAAAAGAACAGACCGACGATCATGTTTGAGAATAAAAGAAACGAAGCAGATGAAGCAATTATATTTCTATTAGATTTAGGATTTACCGTTAAAAAATATAAGAGTGATACAATTGCTTTTTATGAGGACAATAATGAAAGTAATTAACAACGAAAAGTTAGATTTGATTGTTAAGTATACATCAGAAACTAGCGGTACGAGAGAACATTTTTTAAGCGATATTGTTAAAAACAATAATCTTAAATTAGGTGCAGAAATTGGTGTCCGGACAGGAAAAACAACGTTCCATATTCTAGACAACAATCCTATGTGTGAAATGTATGCCATAGACAAGGATATTACACAATTTTTTAATGACAAGGTCAAGGAGAAATACGGACATAGATTAAAAACTTATGAAACCGATAGTAGAGTATCTCCAGATTTTGTTGCTGATAACAGTTTAGATTTTTTCTTTATAGATGCTTCGCATACTTATAAAAATGTAAGAAAAGATTTAATTGCCTGGATGCCTAAACTAAAACATGATGGCTGGATGATGGGACACGATATAGATTATCCGTCCGTTGAAAAAGCAGTTATGGACGTTATTGGATTTTACGAAGTAGGACCCGATAATGTTTGGATAGCCAGACATGAAAAAACATACCCAGGTTTACAGGAGAACCAATGAGAATATTAACATTAGATAATAAGGCGTTTGACCTTAATGAATTACCAGAAGAAGTTTCTGAAGATGCTAGATTTAGTGTGTTAGATAATTCTGACCCAAAGAATCCAGACTTTTTCTTTCAGCCACTTATATTTTTAGAATCTTTTAATAGTCCGGCTATACTAATGAAGATTGGCGGACACGAAGTTCAAATGCCACTTGATTGGTGCATCCTAGTAGGAGATAGCGATTGCGGTAGCGATCCTGAAGTTCTTCCATTAACTTCTATTAATGAGCGTGGGTTTGAAGCATTTGTAATTAATCCCATTAAAGGATATAGATGCGAGTTTATGCCCGTAGAAATTATTAATATCTATCAGGACGTAAGATGGTATTTTCCAAAAATGAAGAACGGTCAATTATTAACTATTCCGCTTCACGACGAACCTAATCCACCTTGTGCTTATTTTGTCAAAGAGATAAGCAGACAGTCAGAAGTAGTTGAATTGGCTAACTTACTCTGATAATTACATATAATAACGCCATAGAGCAAGGAAGAAAGGATGACTATGAAAGCAGGTAAGATATGGGGTCAGACGGAATTGATCCATGCAAACGGTGTGCTAGAGTTTCACCGTATTGAGTTTAAAAAAGGATTTAAATGTTCAGAACACGAGCATCAATACAAATGGAATGGTTTCTTTGTAGAATCAGGAAAGATGATTGTGCGTGTATGGCAGTCTGGAGATCAAGACGGACTGGTTGACGAAACTATCCTAGGCCCGGGAGAATTTACACAAGTGAAGCCAGGCAAGATACATCAATTTGAAGGAGTTGAAGATGGTGTGGCATTTGAATTATATTGGGCAGAATTTAATCACGATGACATTGTAAGACGCACTGTAGGCACACAGGTTAAAAAATAATGAAAAAAATCTTACTGTTGCTTCCGTTGGATTCTTTTACCGAGGAAGTAAATTAATCATGGGGAAGAAAAACATCGGACAGAAGAGAGATAACTGGTTTACCGAATATCATGATATACCAGAATTAGGAATAACCGGCACAAGAAAAGTCAATGACAGAATTGCGCATTATGATGTCAACGATTTTAAAGATGCAACCGTAATCGATCTAGGCTGTAACATGGGACAAATGGCATTCCAAGCAGAGAAATGGGGTGCAAAGAATGTAATAGGTGTTGAGTTTGATGCAACGGCAGTTGCAAATGCAAACGAAATAAAAGAAAAATTACAATCCAATGTAAATTTTGTAGTTGACGATCTTGATAGTAATTTTTTCTGGAACAGCATATCTAAAAAAGATGTTGTTATGTTTCTTGCTATCATTGACACCCACGAACTTGAAAATAGATATGGTATTCTTTCTAGAGCGTGTGCTAAAACAGAAAAAGTCATGTACTTTGAGGGACACGGAAAGCAACCTTCTAGTAAATATTTTCAGAACATTATCGATTATACAGATTTTTCACAAATAATTTATAAAGGCGATACTCCTGTTAATCGTCCGTTCTTTAGATGTACTAGAGATGTGTTAACAAGCGACGAAGCAAAGGAATTATTTACAAGTTTAGGATACAACAAAATTGCAGTAGTTGGAAAGTCACTATCTGGAAAATCTACTATGCGAACAGAAACATGGAATCAGTTAAATGACAGCGGATATGCAGTTATAGACGATCTACGGCATATTAAAACAGTAGAAGAAAATAAAGAAGGAATACTTATACCTACCAGTATTGATAAAATCGAGATTGAACAACTAAAAGATTTTGATAAATTTGTATTGTTTGACTATAGAGCTTTAGAATATTATAATGAATTTGATGCAGTTTTCTTCCTCACTCCAAATGAAGATTTGATAGGACAAATCAGAGACAGAAAACGTCCCATGCGCAGTCCTTCTGTAAAAGATTGTACTACATTAAAAGCGAGTTACACCGTAAGGACCTACTAGTGGCAAAAAAGATAAAAAATTATTCGTGTTTTCTAATTTCTAACAAACCTAATTTACATAAGGATGTAATTAGCGGATTAATTAGTGAGCGTGTTACTTTCTTTGATGGAACCGGAGTTGAATCATTTTCACAACTAGTAAACCGGTGTGTAGAATCTTGCACCACTGAAATCGTTATTCTTATGTCAGATAAGATGAGACCGATCGATGAGAATATACAGAAAACCGTAAAACTAATTGAGGAAGGATATGCATTTGTTGGCATGTATCGTTTTGGATTCTTTGGATTTAAAAAAGAATTGTTTAGAAAAATAGGTCCCATGGATGAAAGATATGTTGGTGGTTGTTGGGAAGATGACGATTTTTATATTAGATTAAGAGAAGCAAATTTATCAATGTATCTAAGCCAAGAAGTGGGCTACATTAAAAGTAGCTCTTCATGGAATCATACTCTTTCTAAAAAGCATTTTTATAACAAATGGTTTCTTAATGAAACCGATAGTAAGACGTACAGAAGATTAGACGAAGTTAAATTAAATTATAATTTTGGTCCTAACATCTCTACTCATTTCTTACCCTGGAGTTATACAAAATTACTCTGTAAAAAAATTAAAAAATACGAAGGATTGGAGATAGGATATGAGTAGCATAATCATTAATAATTTACCCGGAATTGAAAATAAGACTTATTTAGAGTTAGGTGTCAATGACGGAGTAAACTTTAATCAAATAAGATGTCATCTTAAAGAATCAGTAGACATTAACGGCAACGGCACGTTTACTGGAACTACTGATCAATTTTTTGAAAGACTGCAAAAAAAGAAAAAGTATGATATTGTTTTCATTGATGCTAATCATGATTATGATTTTGTCGTTAGAGATTTTAATAACAGTGTTAAGTGCTGTAACGAATGGGTATTAATGCATGACATGATACCTCCGGGAAGGAAGTATACTAAGTCATATAAATGTTCTGACTCTTACAAAGTATTGTATCATCTTCTAACTAAAACAAATTTTGAAGTATATCCTATGGACGAAAACTTTGGATTTACTTTGGTTAAAATGCCAGCCACTGAAATCGTATTAGATGAAGAAGACAAAACTCTTGTGTACACAACCTTTAGCAATTTTATTAAAGGTCGTAAACTTTACAACAATAACGAAATTATCAACATGTTAGGAGGTGTTAGTGTTTAATAATTCGAGAATTTTTATCTCCGGAGCAACAGGATCATGGGGACAGACTCTAACAACTATGCTGTTAGAAAAATATAGCGTGGAAGAAATTATCTGTTTCTCTCGAGGAGAGTTACAACAGGTACTAATGAAAAGAAAATTTAATAATAATCCTAAATTAAAATTTATCATTGGTGATATAAGAGATTACGATGCTGTCTATAATGCAACAAAAAATGTTGATTATATATTTCATTTAGCAGCCTTAAAACACGTTCCTGTTTGTGAAATAAACGTTCAGGAAACAATTAAGACAAACATAGACGGAACAATTAATGTTGTAAAAGCAGCAATTGAAAACCGCGTAAAAAAGGTTATTGATGTAAGTTCAGACAAGGCAGTAGAACCAATAAACCTTTACGGAATGACCAAGAGTGTCGGAGAAAAAACAATAATCCAAGCCAACGATCTAAGCGATCACACACGATTTGTTTGTATTAGAGGTGGTAACGTGATGGGCTCTAGTGGCTCAGTCATTCCTCTTTTTATAGAACAAATTAAAAAAGGCGGCCCTATTACTATTACTGATAAAAAGATGACACGATTCTTTTTAACACTAGAAGAAGCAATTAATCTATTGTTCAAGGCTTCCATTGATAGCATCGGTGGCGAAACATTTGTTATGAACATGCCTGCTTGTTATATTGAAGAATTAGCCGAAGTATTAATAGACGAATACGGAAAAGTTGACGTTATCGAAACTGGAATTCGCCCTGGTGAGAAATTAGATGAAACATTAATATCACACCACGAGTCTAAGTTAAGTTATTGTTATGACGAAAACTACTTTTTAACATTGCCGGTTGGATACAATCAAAAATTAGCAATACGCTACCAAGATTTAGAACCATTTCCATATGAATCCTTTTCATCAAAGACTAAAATTCTTAACAAACAGGAAATTAAGGAAATGCTTTCCAAAGGTAATTTTCTATGAAAATTTTAGTCTTGGGATCTAACGGAATGGCTGGACACGTACTTGTAAAGTACCTATCTATTCATCACGATGTAACTACTGTTGCAAGATCCAACGCCGACTACTGCTTGGATATAGAAAACAAGCAACAGGTAGAAAATTTTTTAACAGAATTGCAATCTAAAAATTTTGATTTTGTAATAAATTGCATTGGGTTGTTGGTGCAGGATAGTATTCAACGCCCGGACAGAGCAACAATCATTAATTCGTGGTTTCCTCATGCAATAGCACATTCCCTGAGTAATTTGCAAACTAAATTAATACATTTATCAACCGATTGTGTATTTGATGGTAGCAAGGGAGATTATTTTGAAGAAGATGTTCATACAGAAACAAATTATTACGGTAAATCTAAGAGTCTTGGTGAAATTAATAACGACAAAGACGTTACGTTTAGAATGAGCATCATTGGTCCTGAAATTAAGGAAACTGGAACGGGTTTATTTCATTGGTTTGTAAACAAATCAGAAAACGAAGTTGGCGGTTACTCCAATGCAATGTGGAACGGACTAACAACTCTTCAATTAGCAAAATGCATTGATGAATATATAAGTGATCCAACATTAACAGGCATAATTCATGTTGTAAACAATGAAGTTAGTATCAGTAAGTATGATTTGCTCGTTAAAATAAACGAAATATTTGAACTTGGAAAGATAGTTAACAAAACTGTAGGACCTAAGACCGTAAACAAAATTCTTGTTAACACCAAGAAAGATTTTAACATTCCTAATTACGATATTCAACTAAATGAGTTAAAAGATTTTATAAAATGAAGGCATATATCATAACATTAAAAGAAAATGATATTTCTGAAACACACGCTGCCGAATGCATAGAACAAGCAAAAAAGTTTGGCGTTGATGTTTTGCGATTTAATGCAATACACGGTCATGATTATCCCGCACACTTAAAAAGATTAAAGATTTCTCCTAGATATAAATTTAAGAAAGGACGTGCAGGAGTATTTGGATGTTTCCTTAGTCATTACTACCTATGGAAGCAGTGCCAAGAGGAAAATGTTCCTTATTTGATCTTAGAACACGACGGATATTTTATTAAATCTCTTCCTTCCGACATAATTGACAGATTTAGTGACGTACTAAAACTTGACAATCATGATCCTTATTCAAAAAGTTATGATTCTATGTTTTTAGATGTAACAGAGCAACAAGAAATAGAAATTACCAAGTATCACAATCATCAAGCAAAGTTTTTAGAAAAAAATCAAACAGGAAACTACATGAGAGGAGCATATGGATATATTATTAAACCACACGCTGCTAGAAAACTTGTAGACTGGATACAGGTTAATGGTTTTATTCCTGCCGATCAACAAATCGGAGATGCTATCGTTGACATACAGGTTACAACACCGTCGATTGTAAGATTGCACCCAAATTACGTTGGAAATATAGGAAAACTTTCACTAACAGGAAATCCCAGTCTGATATAAATTGATATGTTTATAAATGTACTAAGAAATTTTAATCATCAGGAAACCAAGGACTCGTTAATTCGAGAAATATCTCAATCTCAAGCAAGTAGTCATTTTTTAAATGACGAAACTATCACGGTAACTGACTATCATACTAGGATTGACGAGAAAAAATATAGAGACACATTTTTTGATGCAGTGTCGCCTAGCATTGAGAAGATAAAGGATTTATATTTTTGCAAAAACTGGGAAATTCACAATTTTTGGTTCCAACAATATCAAAAAAATGACAATCACAATTGGCACACACACGGAGGATGCCAATGGTCCTTGATTTATTTTGTTGAACTTCCTAACAAGGACATTTCTACAGAATTTTATGATACCGATACACAAAAAATAGTTCAACCCGAAGTGCAGGAAGGTGATATAATAATTTTTGATTCAAAAGCACCACACAGATCTCCTAAAAATACCACTGACTCTAGAAAAACTATAATTTCTGCTAATTTAAGTTTGTTTGTTGTCGATACAACTAAGTTGAAGAATGGCTAAGATATACGAATCACCAGATGGCGGCGAAACAGTGTTTGAAAGAGACACCAAAACAGGTGAACGCACACTAATTGTAAAAAAAGAATATCCGGATTGGTACATAGATGACCATGATTTTTCGGAAATCCAGCATTTGGCAAATAGGGGAAATAAGGGCTTGCAAAATTCACTAAAAGAACTTAAACTGTTATATAACTTATCGAGAGGCAATGATGACTAAAGAGGCAGGTTTAAGATTAAATGAAATTTTGGCAGCCGTTGATCTAAACGGAAAGGACGTTTGGGACGATCTTACAGAAGAGCAACGTAAGAGTATCGTTTTCTTTACGCTTAATCGCTATATAAGCGTCGTACAAGGGTCTCGAGAAGAAAAGGAACACTTTGTACTGCTAGGAAATGAACGCTTTAATAAGAACCTATTTTTGCTCTTAAACAAGCATCCAAAATTACTGTGGCAATTGGCCTGTAGTTGCGGACACGAGTCAAAGAATGTGTTCACACACAAATGGTTAAAACTAAACAAGTCCAAAGATAAGAAAGTGGAGTTCCTAGGCAAGCTCTTTCCGAACATGAAAACTGCCGATCTAGAAACTCTTTCAAAAATTACTACAGATAAAGAGATAAAAGAATATTGTGCTGAACTTGGCTGGGATAAAAAAGAAGTCAATGGAATTAAACTATAAGTGCGGGTATTGCGAAAAGTCTTTCGCTAGAGAAAAAACGCTGATGGTTCATATCTGTGAACCAAAGAGACGCCATCTTTCTCGAAATGAGAAACACGTACAGATGGCTCTTTTAACCTATCAGCGATTTTATGAAATTAGTCAAAAGACAAGCAAGAAGAAAACGTTTGACGAATTTGTAGATAGTCCGTACTACAATGCTTTCGTCAAATTTGGTAGTTTCATGAGCAATACCAATCCCATATATCCAGAAAAATTCATAGATTTTGTCATCAAGAGTGGAGTTAAATTAGACCATTGGTGCAGAGATGAACTGTATGATACTTACCTAGAAGAATTACTAAAATTAGAACCTGCCGACGGTGCGATACAGAGATCGATACAAACTATGATGGATTGGGCTGATGCAAATAATGCTCCTTGGAATCATTACTTCAGTTATGCAAATCTTAATAGAATTACGCACCACATCAAGGAAGGAAAAATTAGTCCTTGGATATTGCTCAATTCAAAATCTGCGAAGGAAATGTTAACGAAGTTAAATGATGAGCAATTAGAAATTATAGGACCATTTATTAATCCAACATTTTGGATCAAAAGGTTTAAAGCACTACCTGCGGATACCGAATTAGTAAAAGAAGTTATAAGAGAAGCAAAGATTGATCGATGAAAAAAAGAATTTTGCAAGATGGAACAGAAGTCGAAGAATTGACCAAGCCAGTAAACTTGACCATATTAACTAAATGTCCTAAAAAATGGAAAATCATTGACATGGAAACAGGTCAGTGTTATACTGCAAGTGGTGATTATGAAATTTATAAACAATGGAAGGAAATTAAAAATGACTTTTCAAATTAAGGAAACTTATGAATATAAATTTAAGCCTAATGTGTGGAGAAATTTTGTAACAGAGATGTGGTACAAACACAAAGACGAAATATTTACCTGGACAGGAAAGGTAGTTACTGATTATAATATTAATGATTACTTTAAAGACAATAAATGGTTTTTGAAAAAAAAATTTAAAAAGTTAAAAGAACATGCCTGATATTGACATAGATTTTATTGACAGAGACGAAGCACTCGAGTATTTCAAACACGTTAGAGCAAAACGTGTAGAAGACGGAAAAAGTGTGAAACACAACACTGGTGTTTATATGCATGAAGTTCCGTTTGATCCAGAAAATAATTTATGTTCTGTCCCCTATGAAGAAGCAGAGAATCAAGGACTGTTTAAAATAGATTTTTTAAATGTATCCTTGTACAAAGGAATAAAGAATGAAGAACATCTTAACAGACTTATGGAGACAGAACCACTATGGGACCTACTAGAGCAGGACGACTTCACAGACTTGCTGTTTCACGTAAACGGACATGGCCAAATCCTGAGAAAGTTGAAACCGACAACGATACCTCAACTGGCAGCAGTCCTAGCGATGATAAGGCCAGCAAAACGACATCTGATAGATCAGACGTGGCCGGTCATTATGACAGAGGTATGGAAGAAACCTGAAGGTGAAGAATACTTCTTTAAGAAGTCACATGCAACTGCCTATGCTGTAGCAATAGTCGTGCAAATGAATTTAATCTGTGAACAGATAAGTTACGGGCATCAATGAATTACGAAGTAAACGATTTTAGAGAACCTGAAAAACCTAAATTAGGCACTTGGCCCTTTTGGCAGGTTCCTGAATTCTATGCAATAGGTTATCTCTTACGTATGGGAATTTTCCTAGTGGGCATACCTTGGTTATTTGGCATGGCATTAACAGCCAAAGGGCTCTTCATTACTTTTCTATTGCTTGATTATTTTACTTATGTGGGTCTTAAGAAGGTTTACGGACTAGAGTAATAGATCTGCGCTTAATTCTTTTTACAATTATATTGTTTAGGCTAGTAATAGGTCCTAGAGTAACTGTAACGTCTTTTGTATTAAAATTCCTAATTGCACCTTCGAATATGTGTATTTCATTTCGCAGGAATATATTGATGGGTATTTGCCTATTTGATTCCCACCACCAGGCTTCTCCCAATTCTAAAAATCGCTTCTTGAGATCTTCCGTTAGTATGAGCTCATAGTCATAGAAGCTCGTAACATTAGAATCTTGGTTGATTATAATGCCAACGTACTCCTTATCAGCATGCGTTAATACGCTGATAAATGGACAGTTTTGTTGTAAGTTTTCTGTTATTCTCATCGATAAATAGTATAAAGGTTCATGTTAAGCATATGCAAATTAACTCAATATATTTATATCCAAATAAGTTGGATGTTTACACAAGTGACAACACGGCTTCTTGGACTCCGGAGAGATTCAATATGGTATACAATCGTAATTTAAAGATCTATAGAGGCGTTGATAACAGGGTAGATCTACAACTTAGAAACAGTGATCAGAAAGCACTCAATGCAACGGGCAGCATAGTGGTGTTTAATCTCGTGAACAAAGAGAACAGTGATCTTGTTCTTCGCAAGGATTGTTCGGTTGATGATTTAGCAGTGGGTAGAGTATATGTAACAATTACCGAAGACGAATTGCTTTCTATCGAGCCGGGATATTATACCTACAGTTTCCACAAAGAAACTAGATCAAATGTTGATTCAACAGATTATAAAGTTTTAACAAAGTTACCATTATTCATGGATAGCCAATATGGTGCAATAGCATCTCTGGAAGTAATAGGCGGAATGGAAGGAAAACCATACGATACTAAAACCGTTGATACTTTTAGAAAGATTGCGAACTTTGATGTTGCTGCCCAACCATCAAGCGGCCCGCAATTACAAAGTCCAAGACCAAACTTTGCTCAAAACTATAACACAACGGGTTACGAAGAATTCTATATCAGCAGTCACATAGATGCCAATCCAAGAATGTCCACACCACAAAGCCTACACACATTCCAATTTTATTACAACAACTATCAAGGAGAAGTAATATTACAAGGAAGTTTGGGTGAAGGTGCCAAACCAATAGAGGGTGCTTGGACCAATATTCAAACTTTTAATATCACCAGTGCTAATTCAAAAGAATACCATAATGTTACTGGAAAGTACAATTGGTTTAGAATTAAGCATACTCCGGACACATCAAACACAGGAACAGTTGACAAAGTATTATATAGATAGTATAATACTAGTATGACACTTGTAGTAGACACATTCCGATCTTTACTTCCCGCGAGAGCAAAGTCCAATCCGAGTGGATGGACTTCCTTTAATGCTCCCTGTTGTCATCATCGAGGACACAATCAAGATAAAAGAAAAAGAGCAGGTATTAGGTTCGAGTTGGGTGTAATATACAATTGTTTCAATTGTAAGTTTACTGCTAGTTGGCAACCTGGTAGGCCTATATCAGAAAAATTTAAATCGTTATGTAGATGGTTGGGTGCTTCAGAAGATACAATCAATGCCATGATATTCGAAGCACTAAAAACCGAATCACCGGATTACAAGCCTAGAGAATCACAGGTAAGGATAGCGTTTACTGAAAAGAAACTTCCCGAACACAGCCTTCCTATCAGTGAATGGATGGAAGTTGATTTTGCTGGTAACTCTATACTGGAAGATAATCTTGCAAAGGTAGTTGAGTACATTTATGATAGAGGATTTGATCCTCTAAACAAAATGTTTTATTGGTCTCCTGCAGATGGTTATGCTGATAGAGTTATTGTTCCTTTTTATTACAACGGAAAGATAGTTGGCAACACTGCAAGAAAAGTCAAGGGAGGCCGCCCTAAATATTTGAGTGATCATCATTCACAGTTTGTTTTTAATGTTGACGAGCAATCTGAAGATCAAAGATATATATTTGTGACAGAAGGTCCATTTGATGCTTTGTCAATAAACGGAGTTGCACTGTTAACAAATAACATATCCGAACAGCAATATAGAATAATTCAAGGATTAGGTCATGAAGTTATTGTCATTCCTGATCAAGACGAAGCAGGTCTTAACCTGATAAACAAGGCAATAGAATACGGATGGAGTGTGTCATTTCCTACTTGGGAAGATGACGTTAAGGATGTTGCTGATGCTGTACAACGTTACGGTAAGTTGTTTGTAACCGTTGATGCAATTAAAACAGCACAAGCAGGATCTATAAAAATAAATGTTGCTAGAAAAACTCTAAAGAGTAAGTTGGAGAAACAAAATGTGGAAGTGGATTAAAGAAAAGTATTTTCAATGGAAGATGAAAAAGAAAATACAAGAACTAAGGAAAAAGGATCCTTTTATATACAAGTAAATGCATATGACAGAGTTTAGAGATGGTATTTTTAATTTATTAAAAAGACTAATAGGTGGTAGCAGCCTATCGCTTGCTATCATATACACGATCGGTCATATAGTTATTGCAATGCTATGTAATAACTTTATTACAGGCGCACCATTTAATCTTGCTGCGGTAGATGCTATCGTAGAGCCAATGATTAACGGTGTTTGGTTTTATATTTTACATAAGGCTTATAAAAAGTACAAAGGCTTGAAATGATAACATGGGGTATTTCAGCAAATAGTCACGACGGTTCATTAGCAGTATTTGATAATGACGAGTTAGTATTTGCTAGCCATACAGAAAGATTTAGTGGACTTAAAAATGACCCTCATCTCAATAAGTCTATAATAGATTATGCACGACAGTGGGGAGATCCTAATGAAGTCATATGGTATGAAAAACCCTTCAAGAAAACTGTTAGACAATTAGTTGCTGGACAGGGTTGGAACTGGAATGAGAATAACATTAAGACTTATCTGCGTGGATACGGAATCAATACACCCATAAGTTACAGTAGCCATCACGAATCGCATGCAGCGGCTGGTTATTATACAAGCAAATATAATGATGCAACTATATTATGCATTGACAGCATAGGAGAATTTGAAACCCTAACCATATGGGAAGGAAAGGGAGATAAGATTCACAAGGTCTTTAGCCAAGAATATCCTCACAGCATAGGGTTATGGTACAGTGCTATGACTCAACGTGTGGGTCTAAAGGCCAACGAAGACGAATACATTCTCATGGGAATGAGTGCATACGGTGATAGCAAAAAACTGTATGACAACATGAGAGAAAGTTTTTTTAAACTAGGCGATCATAGTCATTGGAACTTTCCTAACGTTGAGTTCAATCAAAATCTTCACAGAGGTTGCAATTGGTGGCGCGAAGGTCTTAACAAGTGGACTGATAAGTTAAACATTGCTGCCGCAACACAGCAAATTTATGAAGAAATATTCTCAGGACTAGTTGAATACTGTTCTAGAGAGTATAAAAGCAAAAACTTAGTAGTCATGGGAGGCTGTGCATTAAACTGTAAGGCAAACAGCAGAGCATATAGTTACTATGATAACGTATGGATCATGCCTAATCCGAGTGATGCAGGATCAAGTGTTGGTGCAGTACTAGCCAAGAAACAAAAACATATAGAATGGAAGAGTCCATATCTCGGTTATAACATAGAAGGTGAATATCCTGTTGACAAACTTTTCCGCGAACTTAAGGACAATAGTATTGCTGGTGTGGCAAATGGCAAAGCAGAATTTGGTCCTAGAGCATTAGGCAATAGGAGTTTGCTTGCTGATCCGAGAGGAAAGAACACAAAGGACTTAGTGAACACAATTAAGAAAAGACAAAAGTATCGTCCGTTTGCACCTGCAATTTTGGCAGAGCATGCTGAAGAATATTTTTACGGTGAAGTTGGTCCTTATATGCAATATACTGCTAAGTGTCGAAAACCAAATGAATTTCCTGCAATAGTTCACGTTGATGGAACTTCAAGAGTGCAGACAGTTGGTAAGAATGATAACTCTGGTCTAAGAGAATTATTGGAAAGATGGTATGCCAAAACAGGTTGTCCAATGTTACTGAATACCAGCCTAAACATTAAGGGAAAGCCTATGGTTAATGACCAAAAGGATGCAAAAAAGTTTGCTCACAAGTATGGTGTGAGTGTATACTAATAAAATAATTAAGTATGAAGGTGATAAAAATTAATGGCAAGTAAAAATTACGATTACGAAGTTCAAAAAGTATATTTGGAAATGATGCTTAATGACGCAGAAACATTTGTGCGTTGTCAGGGTATTTTTGATTATACATTGTTTGATAGAAAGTTGCAGGATGCAGCAGCATTCATTAACGAATATACAAAGCAGTATAACGTAATGCCAGACTACGAAACTGTAAATGCAAGTTGCAGAACAGATTTGAAAAAACCACAGGATGTCAAAGAAGGACATATGCAGTGGTTGATGGATGACTTTGAAAGTTTCACAAGACACAAGG